CCACCATTGTTTTTAGCGTATTTACTTACAGCATCAACAACAGCTTTAGGATCAGCAGACTGCACATTGATAGTAATATTGTTCTTTGTGTTTGCTTGGAAACCTTTACCGCTAGCCATAATACCTGAACCGAACGGAGACATTTGATATGGTAACCCTGTTTTAGGGTTTATACCCGTCAAATCTCTTGGCCCTTTCTGCATCGTATCGCCTGAAGTAGTCAAAACCATTGCAACAGTTCCAATGACAGGCAAGCCGATAAGTTTGCTCATAAACGGAACTTTACCTGTTTTACCTTTACCACCTGCAAGGACACCGCCACCATCGCCAACAGCCCCAGCCCCAGTCATCAACGCAATAGCCTTAGCAAGGTTAGCGATACTCTTACCCGCACTTGCAAGCATCATAATTCCCTTTAGGGCTAGAAGCGCAGGGAGAGCTTTAATCAGGGCTGTCGCAATATTCTTAAAACCTTCAACAGCATCACCATTACCAAAGAAGGCAAAGAAATCTCTGACATAACCAAAAGCATCTTTGACAGCGTTCTTGATATCAGTAAAAACCTTGCCGGCTTCACTCTTAGGATTACTCAAATCATCGAGGAACTTACCAACCTGATCTATGACACCGCCAGGCTTACTAATATAATCAACGAAATCACTTATCAAAGGCAAAACCGCAGCACCTAGTTTTTCTTTCAGGATGTCCATGCTGTTGTTAAACTTCATAAAAGGATCTGCTTGTTGGATTGCTGCCCCGCCAACAGTATCCGCCAAATCGCCAAACAAATCTTTAGACTTCTTCAGCTCAGGGAAAAGTTTTACCAAAGATGTTGTATTACCTGCAAAAGCCTTAGCAATCGAAGTCGCAACAGTATCTAAAGGCTTACCCGAAACAGTCGCAGCATCCAGAGACAAAGCCAATAACTCTTGAGCCTTGTCAACATCTTTAGTAACACGAACCAACTTACCCATAGAAGGGCGCAAGTCATCATCCATAATTCCTGTTTGCAAGGAAAGTTTTTCAATGAACTTATCTGACTGCTTTATTTGAGTTTTAGTAGCCCCAGCGTTCTTTACAAGCTGAGTGTTCAATAGCTCAGTTGATTTTTTATCTGCTGAAGCAGCCTTCGCAGACTCCATCAACAAGTCAGTTATTTGGCTGATACCGATACCGATACCGATTGCCCCAATAGTTTTCTTTAGCCCCCCGAAAGAGCCTTTAGCCTTCTTAATGCCTGAATCATCAAACTTAGATAATAGTTTTACGATAACTGACATTAGTTAAGTTTCCTGTTCACCTTGGCTGCATACTTCTCAAGTATCAATTTTATCTCAGCCTGTACACGCGGAAGAGACTTCTCAACGCCAGGATAAACAAAGTTATTGTCATTATTCTTCTTCAAGTGTCTAATCATTGACCTTCCCTGAGTAGTTACTCGGTGAGATCTAGTTTGACCCTTCCAAGCATAAGAATCAGTTACAGTCCTTCTAGGGACACCCGAACCTTTACCGGCAACATCAGCAAGAGCAGTCGCAGGAGAATTAACACGCAAACTAGCAAGAGCAGTAACAGCAAACTTCTTAGACGCTTTAGTTTTCAAGCTAAACTTCACTTCATCAGGTTTCCTGCCAACTCCCCAACCTAAACGACCACGAGTATTAGAGACAGGGCGAACCTTAGATTCAAAAGGGTTCACTTTAGGGATAGCAGCCTTGATAGCAGTGATGGCAGGCGCAGCAACAACCCGCATCTCTTTAACCATCGCATTTTTTAGACCAGGCTCAAGCTGATTCAACGCCTTTACTATTTCTTTAGCGTTATAAACGATGTCATCAGCCATTGTTGCCCCTTTGATACTGAACCGCATACAACATTGTATTTAGCATGCGATCACTCTCTTCCATTAGAACACTAGGGGCGATACCTGTTGCAACAGCAAGATTGGCAATCATCCAATGGAAAGAGTCAACACCTAAAGGCTTTAGGCTTTTGGGTCAGAAACCCCAACAGTCGAAACAAGGTCAACCCAATTGTCAAACTCTTCGCCAGTTTTCTTGAGTCGCTTAATCGCAAGCCATGCAAGGTAAAGCAGGTGAGTTGCCTTTTCGAGCTTGTCAATGCCTAAGTCAAAATAGGTTTCCCATTTGACTACATCGCCAGCAGAAGTGTTGACTTCCAAAGAAGTGCCATCAACAAAGGTGATTGTAAGAGTTATTTCATTCATGCAATCACTCTAGCCGAAAGATTAGGCAGTTGCGCGGGAGACAGTTCCGGTTGTAGGCCAAGTAACTGAGAAAGTAGCCAAATCACCAATCTGACCTGAAGCAGGAGTTAGATCAGTAACTAAACAGATTGCAGTATAAGCAGGGTTTGAGCTTGAAGTTGCAGTGCTTGTTGGCTTGATAACGACAGTCGCGTTAGTTCCTAGCAAAGGCCAAAGAGTTGCATCAACTGTTGAAGCAGCGTAATCCTGATTAAAGTTCAAGGTCAAAGAACCTTCCTTCAAACCAGCAACGCGGCTAACCCAAGTGCTACCAAAAGCAGTAGTTGTAATGTCGTTAGCAGAAGTCTTTAGCTCAACCTGAGTCAGGTATGAAGCCAAAGCAGTAGAACCATTGATGCTAACGCTGAAGTCTGTTGCGACAAAGATTGCCATTATTTATCCTTAACTTGCGAATACTTGAACCGAAAACTCGGCACTGTAATAGTCTAATGCATTTATACTAACTGCCCCGATTGCACTTGTCTCAGCAACAAACACATCGAAAGCATAACCGCCAAGAGTGCGATCTGATTCAATCGCATACTTGATAGAACCGCTACCAGGAGCAATATAAACATCCATCGCCTGCTGAGCTGAGCGCTCAGAAACACGCCCCAAAACGACTGTAACCTTGAAAGTATATTCGGCCATAGAGCGATTGTTTTGCTTGTTGTATTGGACTCGCTCAATACCAATCATGGCCATAGGCGGGTTGACCACATCAGGCAAAGTCTCAACAACTCTTAGCCCTGAAATAGTTGCTAGGTTATTTTTTAACCCTGTTCTAAGGTTGCTGATAGCCATTATGCGCCTGTTCTAAGCAGCCTAAACGGATTGATTAGTTGCGCAACATCGCCATCAATGCTGTAACCAACACGCATAATACCCATGTCAGAAACACCGGCAACACCCAGCGGAGACTCTAAGCGCTTGAACAATCTTGAAGCCTGGATAATGCAAGCAAACTTTATCGGCTCAGGAACACTTGACCAGCCCCAAGTTCCAGTTACTTTTACTAAAGCAATATCTGCCCAAACAGGGAATAAATAGTTATCTGTTGCGGTTATCGCTGTATAAGGTGAATACGCTCCATTAGCCAGTTGATTAGGTGGAAGAAGCTGATAATCGCCACTCTGCCAAGTTGTATCAAAAATTAGCGGATCAGTGGAAGAAGTCTTTAACTCAGTCAATGTTTGTAAGTCATCGATCCAACACATAAAGCCATCATTCGCCTGAAAATAGCGGACAACACCTGCACCGGTTGAATAGAAGAACCGGTTGCAGTATTGGTCAATCATGCGAGAAGCCGAGTTAATGCTTTGCTCAATCAAAGTGTCATCAACAGAATCAGTGATGCGAAGCGCTGCCTTCACATCCGCAAGAGTGCAATAGCCGTTAGTAACTGCCAAAATAAACTCCTAAAGTCCTTATTAGTTTACCTTGCCAGCAGTAATGCGGGCTTTCAAATCAGTAGTACTAATGCCAGGAGTATAAGGGACATAAACAAGCTGAATCTCTAACTGATCTAACCATTCCCTAGAGAACTGCATTTGAGCGTAATAATCTTTTCTCGCCCAGTCATCGCCAATAACAATAAAGTCAGGCATAACCTGTTCGATACTAGGTTTGGAGTCTGCCCCGCCAATATTAGAAATAACCGCATCCACATACTTGCAACCCAGTAAAACTTCTTTACGCTCAGCAAAACTCATAATAGGCGGTTTGCCCTTATACGCCTGAATAAAGGCATCAGTGTTCAAAGCCACAACAATCTTGCCATCATCGCCTGCAAGCCTTCTACAAGCCTTCAGGAAGCGTACATGAGCCGAATGGAACAAGTCAAAAGTTCCCCCTGTATAAACTACTTTTCCCAACTGTTAGCCCTTCTAATCTGCAAA